CGGCAATCCTGTAACAAGGCAGATAGCTAAAGTTGTGGAACGGGCATTGGCTTACGGCTTGGATGTTTACGGGGAAAGTAAAACTGTTCAATCGGCTTTAGAGGATTATCTGCTACCAGGCAGAGGCGTGGTATGGGTTGTGTATGACCCTGTTTTTATAAAAGAAACAATCCAGACAGAAACGCTTAATGAATTTGGAGAGGTAACAATTACCGAAATAGAGGAGGAAAGAGTAGCCGAGCAACGCTGTTATTTTGAATATGTGCATTGGGAGGATTACCGAGAAAATGTTTCCAAAAGACCCGAAGATGTAAACTGGAAAGCCAGACGGCATCTTTGGACAAGAGATGAGTTGAAAGGTCGGGGTTTAACTGATGAATCAGACATTCCCCTCAACTGGTCGCCAGATTCTGAAGATACTACTCCCCAAGAAGATATTTTCAAAAGAGCTGAAATCTGGGAAATATGGGATAAAACGACTTTAAAAAGATATTATGTTTCCAAAGGATACCCCAAGATTCTTCGGGAATGTGATGACCCTTACGGTCTTGAGCATTTTTATCCAACCCCGACCCCTCTAGTAGCGGTGCGGACTAATAATACAAATGTGCCTATTCCAGAATTTACCCTTTATCAGGATCAGGCAGACGAATTAGACCGCATCACTACACGCATATCAAATTTAATTGAAGGATTAAAAAGGCGTGGTGTCTATGATGCTTCGGTTCCAGAGCTTTCCCATTTAGCGGAAGCAGGCGATAATGATTTTATTCCAAGTGAAAATTTTGCATCTTTAGCCCAAAAAGGCGGATTAGCCAATGTCTTTCAGCAGGAGGATATTACCCCTATTAGTACCGTGTTACAGGGATTATATACACAGCGTAACCAAATTTTAGAAACTATTTACGAAGTTACAGGTATTTCCGATTTAATTCGAGGCAACACAAAAGCATCGGAAACCGCAACAGCCCAACAATTAAAAGCTCGTTTCGGCAGTATGCGTATGCGTAAAAGACAGGAACAGCTGGAAACTTATATCAGAGATTTATTCCGTATTAAAGCGGAAATCATAGCAGAGCATTACGAACCTGAAATTTTACAGGCAGTAACAGGATTACAGATAACTCCTGAAATGCTCGAAATTATGCGTGATGATAAATTGCGTGGATATACTATAGATGTGGAAACCGATTCCACCGTCTTTATGGATGAAGAAGAAGAAAAACGCACCCGCATAGAATTTCTTTCCACGATGGGAAGTTATTTAGAAAGAGCTGTCCAAGTAGCTGGAGCCAATCCCGCCCTCACTCCGATAGCTTTTCAGGCATTACGCTTTTTAGTGGGAGCATGGAAAGTCGGCAGGGATTTCGAAGATACCATAGATGCAACGGAAGCACAGCTTATGCAACAAGCTCAACAGGCAGCACAAGCACCACCACAACCTTCGCCTGAACAAATAATGACAAAAGAAAGAGCCGAAGCGGAATTAATGAAAGAACAAATGAAACAGCAAGGAAAACTCGTTGATATTCAATCCAAAGAACGCACCGAAATGACAAAGATTAAAAGCGAAGCGGAGTTATCCAGAGAACGGACAGCCCTTAAAGAAAAACTTGCTTTGCTAGATGCAGATTTAAAAGTAGCAGAGAAAATGACATGAGTTACAGAAAAAATTATGACAGCATAACTTGGGGAAATAGTGAGATTCCTAAAAAAAATACACAATATAGTGGAAAATCTCATCAAGTTATGGCAGATATAGAGGAATTTGTATCTCCTATTGATAAAACGGTAATTGGTAGCCGTTCCAAATTGAGGGAGTATGAACGCCAGCATGGTGTTCGGCAAATAGGAAACGATTGGGCGGGAACAGCACGAACAAGTAGTGCCAAACCTTCTAATTGGAACAACCAATCAGTTCATGAAAGGAACTAAAATGGCAGAAGAAAGCACTCCCGAAGTACAGGAACCAGCTACTGAGTCAGCTACGCTTGACGCAATATTAGAGGGTAGTATAGGAGAGGTTATAGAAAAAGAAGGTGCAACGATTCCTACGAAAGAGGAAACGAAAACATCATCTTTGCCTGATATACCAGAAGAAGTAAAGACAGAGGCAGAAGCAGAAGGTTCGGAAGAACTCGATCAGAAAGCTACTGATGAGGACGAAGAAACACCAGAAGAAGAAGCCTCAACATCGGAAGAACCAGAAGAAGCAGCAGAAGAAACAGAGGAATCGGAAGATACACCTGTGTCTGCTCCTGAAAACTGGAACGAAGATGATCGTAAAATGTTTGACTCTCTCCCTAACGAAGCCCAAGACAGGCTTTTAAAAAGGGAAAAAGAGATGACGGCAGATTATACGAGAAAGACACAAGATTTAGCCGAACAACGCAAAGAATTAGAAGCATTAAATAAGGTTTTAGAGCCAGCTCGTCAAAATATAGCAGCAACAGGTATAGGGGAAGCCGAATATATCTCCCGCTTGTTAAATGCGGATGCAGCCCTCAGACAAAATCCAAAAGTGGCACTTCAACAGCTTGCACAAGGTTACGGAGTTAATCTGGAGTCGTTAAATACAGAGAGTGAGTCTTGGAATGATCCAGACCCACAAATAGCCCAATTACAAAAACAAGTATTAGATGTAAAAGGCGAACTCAATCAATTTAAACAGCATAATGTCCAATCAGCGAGAAACGAAACAGAAAACCATATAAAGACTTTTTCAGAAGAAAAGGATGCCGATGGGAAAGCGAAACACCCTCATTTTGAAAAATTGCGTGTGAAAATGGGTAATTTGATAGATGCAGGGGAAGCGAAGAATTTAGAGGAGGCTTATACAAAATCTATTCGTTTAGATGATGATTTGTATAAGGAAGCCTTGAAAACCCAACGCACCCAAACGAAGAAAGAGGAAGATAAAAGGCGAAAAGCAGCTGTAGAAAAAGCTCGTAAAGTCAAGCCTGATACTTCGGCTAATCCACCCAAAGGTTCTGTTAAAGTTTCCGATTTGGATGCTTTGCTTATGCAAAATATTGAGGGAGCAGGAATTACACGCTAAAGTTTTTGTGGGGTAACATAATATAGGAGGTAACTATGGCATCGCCAAATAGTACTTATACCGAGATTGTTACTACCACGCTGGCTAATTATAGCAAGACGATGGCAGATAACATCACCAATAACAATGCTTTGCTCCGAGCAATACAGGAGAAAGGCAACAAAGTAGTCGCTGGTGGTAGAACTATTGTGCAGGAACTAGAATATGCAACCAATAGCACGACCAAATGGTACAGCGGTTATGAAGTTTTAGATACTTCTACCAGCAATGTTTTCACAGCTGCAGAATTTAATTACAAGCAGTTGGCAGGAAATGTTGTTATTTCAGGGTTGGAACAAGTTGAAAACTCTGGAAAAGAAGCAATCTTTAACCTACTAAAATCAAGGGTTAAAAACCTTGAAAAGTCATTAAAGAACACAATGGCTACAGCATTATATGCAGACGGAACAGGAACTAGCGGAAAAGAATTAGGTGGTTTACAACTCTTAATACCTGGAACTGTAGGAAATACAGTCGGTGGTATTAACTCAACAACCTACTCATTCTGGCAAAATCAGGTTTATGATTTTTCAACAGAAGTTATTACAGCTAGTGCCACAACTATACAATCAGCTATGAATACTTTATGGCTTGCTTGTATTCGTGGAGCAGACAAACCCGACTGCATCGTTTCAGACACTACTTATTTCCAATTCTATTGGGCATCTTTGCAAACGAACCAAAGATTCACCGATGATAGGAAAGCAAGTGCTGGATTCATGAACTTAATGTTTATGGATGCTCCTGTGTATTATGATGACCAATGTCCGACAACATCAATGTATATGTTGAATACGGACTATTTATTCCTTCGCCCAGCTAGTGGTCGTGAATTTGAACCACTTGGGGAGAAGGCTTCCGTTAACCAAGATGCATTGGTTTTGCCAGTCGTTTGGGCAGGAAATATGACTGTTTCAAATAGAGCAAGACAGGGCATCATACAAGCATAGGAGGTATAAATGGCTTATGTAGTAGGAATGGACATAACAGAAGTTAGTGATGATCCAACTTGGTTGCCTGGTCAACTTGGGCAAACTGACGATGGAAAAATCTACAAATATGTCCAATATGATACGGGTGCAGGAAGTGTTGCAGCCGTAAGTGGGCAAGTGGCTTATTATTATACTCTTGA